CCGAGTACCGGTACGGCAGCGGCGACGGGTGCGCCGGCTTGACCCCCTTCGCCGCCAGGTCCAGGCGGACGCCGACGAAGATCGTCCGCTGCCGGGCCTGCGGGACTCCCAGCCACTTCGTCGCCGATCACCCGGTAGACGTTCGCGTCCCCGCGCTCCTCGAAGAGAAGACGACGCGCCAGACCCTAACAGTCGACGCGATCACCACGACGCCCGACTCCGCCAGGGTGGCCGCCATGATGCGACTCGCCGACACACTGGACCTTGAGCACCTTTAAAAGAACTTGTCAGAAAATTATTGACATGCCCGCCGCACAAAGACGACAATCCGCACCTATGAGACCCGAGGCCCGACGATGAGCGACGCCATCAAAGACGCCGAGCGAACCATCCTTGGAGCTATCCTGATCGACAACCGCGCGATGTCGACCGCCGCGCTTACCGCCCACGACTTCGCCGACCCGGTACACCGCGCGATCTTCGCCGCCATGCACGCGATTGACGAGCGAGCGCAGCCGATCGACCTCGTCACGGTCCGCCATGAGCTGGGCGGCCGGATCCCCGCCGCGGAGATCGCCGCCCTCGTTGACGGTCTACCGCGCATCGAAAACGTCGCTCCGTGGGCGAAGCTCGTTCGCGCGGCTTCACAGAATCGCCAGCTTCGGGAGGCGCTCACAATTGCGGCTGAAAAGGCCGACCCTGACGAACAGATCGCCGCCGCGCTTCGTGCGATCGAATCGAACGACGTTCGAGCTCGAGATCACACCGTCCCGATCTACACCGCCGCCAAGGCCGCCTTCGACAGCTTCGAGCAGCTCGCAGGCGCCAAGGGGATGATCGGCCGTCCTACGGGTTTCGGACAGCTCGACGCGATTCTCTCCGGCCTCAACAATGGGGAGCTGATCGTCGTCGCCGGCCGCCCTGGCATGGGTAAAAGCGCCCTGGCCGTTCAAATGGCGCGAGGTTCGTTTGCGCGGTGTCTCATCGTCAGCCTCGAGATGAGCCATAAACAAATCGCCCGCCGAATGATCTCCTCCGCCGCGCAGGTGAACCAGAGAGCGATCCAATTCGGTCTCAGGGAGCACCAATGGCAGGCGCTCGCCAAGGCCGCCGCCGACGTTTGCGGGCTCCCTATGTGGATCAACACCTCCGCGAACACCGTCGGGGGGATACGACGCGCCGCGCGCACCATCCCGAACCTTGAGCTGATAGTCGTCGACTACCTTCAGCTCATGGAAGGGAAAGGGCCCAACCGTCAGGAGGCGGTCGCCTCGATCTCCAGGGGGCTCAAGCAGCTCGCCGTCGACCTTCAGGTCCCGATCATCGCCCTGTCACAGCTCTCTAGGCCGGCCGACACCCGCAAGGACAAACGACCGCAGCTCACCGACCTTCGTGAGTCGGGCGCCATCGAACAAGACGCCGACGTCGTCATCCTGATCTACCGGGAGGAAGCCCACAACCCGACCGACGCGAACAAGGGCCGAGCCGAGATCATCGTCGCGAAACAACGCGAGGGTGACACCAACACCGTCCGCTTGAACTGGGACAAAACCACCACCCGTTTCTTTGAAGACCAGGAACCCGAACAGGAGTCAATGCTATGACGCAGGCCACACCAAACCTTCCAACGACCGCGCTCACGTTCAGCGAGGAGGACAAGCAGCGTTACAAGCGACTCCACGCCCAGACCCACACCGCCGATGAGCTGGAGGCCTTCTTCCGTCAGTGCGAGCGGACGCAGCTCGATCCGTGGTCGCGCCAGATCTACACGCTGAAGCGCCGCCAGTTCGTCGACGGTCAGTCGATCGAGAAGGCGATGACCCAGGTCAGCATCGACGGGCTCCGCCTTCAGGCCGAGCGCTCCGGTCAGTACCGCGGGCAGAACGGGCCGTGGTGGTGCGGGAAGGATGGCGCATGGGTCGATGTCTGGACGAAGCCCATGGGCGAACTCGTCGCCGCCAAGGTCGGAGTGTTTCGCGAAGGCTGGAGCGAACCCATCTGGGGCGTTGCTCGTTTCGACGCCTACGCTCAGAAGAAGTCGGGCGGCGCCCTTACCAAGATGTGGGAGACGATGGGAGACGTAATGATCGCGAAGTGCGCCGAAGCTCTGGCGCTCCGCAAGGCCTGTCCGGCTGAACTCTCCGGCCTCTACACGACTGAGGAGATGCTCCAGGCCGACGGGCCCGAGAAGGAGACCACGACCACGACGGTGCCCCAGGAGCAGCCCAAGGCCCCCGCCGCACCGAAGGCCTCGGCGCCCAAGGCCGAGCCCAAGACGGCGCCCGCAGAAGCGCCGAAGCCCGTCCCCGTGGCCGCCCCCGCTGTCCCGCGCGAGACGTCCGGAGATCCGGCCAACGTCGACCACTTCGACGACGTCCGCGCCGATATCGCCACGTGGACGACGCCCGAGAAAGCGATGGCCGCGCTTCCTGCGATCTTCGCCTTCCCCGAGCCGCTCGCCTCCGCCGCGAAGAAGATCTTCCGCGAGCACCGGATCAAGATGCAGTGGGAGATCGGCAAGCGTGCCGGCGCCCCTGAAGGTCACTTCGACATCCGCCCGATGGCGATCTCCGAATGGAAGGATCTCAAGCGCGCGCAGCTGGGCATGGAGATCATCCGCGCGATGTCGGGTGACGCCAAGGCCGAGGCGATCTCCCAGCTCGAGGTCCACTGCCACGAAATGGGATGGACGCTCGACAAGGTGAAGCTCGAGGTTTCGAAACAGTGACCGACACTTTCAAGGCCGTTTTTATGATGGATGACGTCAACCGGGCATGACCGACCAACCTATCCCCGTGGCCGAGGCCATCGAAGCAGTGCCGGCGGCAGCGATCATCCAAGGAGACGCGCTCGAAGTCCTCCGGGGGATGCCGTCGGAGTCGGTCGACGCCATTGTGACGGATCCTCCATATGCCATAACAGGCGATTCGGCGATCACTGCCTCGCGCACGATCCGGCAGACGGCGGAGACCCAGTTCTATCGAGCGTGGCTCGTAGAGCATTGCGACGAGTGGATCCGCGTGACGAAGCCGGACGGACTGTGGTGGCTTTCCCTTGACTGGCGAGGGCTCTTGACGTTAGACGACGTCATCGCCCGACGTGGCATTCGTCGCGCCCCTGTAGTCGGAGTCTGGAACAAGAAGCGGATCGGAATGGGTGGGATCCTGCGCAGAAGTTACGAGACCTTTGCCGTCATCCAGATGAATGACTTCAGACCAAAGCCTACCGGCGAACCTGATGTCTGGGATGTCCCGTGGGGCGGGGGCTCGACAGGAGTAACCGATCACCCCGCCGAGAAGCCCGTCGAACTCATGGAGCGCGCTGTGAGGACCGCCATGCAGGGTAAGAGCGGCGGTGTCGTCCTGGATCCATTTTGCGGCTCTGGGTCAACCGGAGTCGCGGCCATGCGCCTCGGTCACACCTTCATTGGGGTCGAGAGAGACGAGGCCTTCGCTGAAGCTGCTCGGTTGCGCCTTTCGGGTGGCCCTCTCTTCGCGGAGTCCGCCTCATGAGCACCAGCCAGCCGCATTCAACGGGAGGAGACACCCAGCCATGAGCAACGAAGACATCACGAACCGACTCAAGAGTGAGGCTGACCTTTGGATCGCCCGCAAAGAGGCGGAGCGGGCGGATGAGGCGATGAAGCGCCAGCGAGCCAACAGCGCGCAGCTGATCGGCATGGCGCTCGCCCTCGCGTTCGCCATCATCGGAGGCTTCTCCGCCATCTACGTGTTCGTGGTCTACTTCATCACCAGGGTCCCCCGGTGAACGAGTTTCCAACGCCGAAGGAATGGGAAGACGACGGGCTCGAGATCCAGCTCAGCCCGTCAGTCCTCGGATCGTTCCAGGCGATCGACGACCCCGACGCCCCGTGGATGACGCCGACGAAGTTCGCAGCCCAGCTTCTCAACTTCGAGCCTATGTCTGAGCCTGCCGACGCCGGGAACGCCGTCCACGAAGCGGCCTTCGATCACGCTCTGTCGATCGCGGCCGTCGCTCCCGTGGACGGAGACCTTCCCGAGTCGTGGCGCCCCAGGGACTACCTGACGATCACCAATAAGGACGGCAACACGTGGCAGGTAGACCCGGGACTGATCGAGGCAATCCGCGAGAAGGTTCCCAACTTCGGCGCCGGGATCCCAGAGGTGCCGCGGCTGCTCACGTCGGAGGAACTGGGGGTCGAAGGCGTCCGGATGTCGATGCGCGCGGACTACCTCATGCGACGTGTCACGGTCGAGCTGAAGACCACGAAGCAGGTGAAGGCTATGCGCTACCTCAGATCGGCCCAGCGATACGCCTACCTCGTCGCCTACAACATGCCTTTGATCTTCGTGCTCGCTCAGGTGAAGGTGACGAAGCCCAGGAGCCGCGCGAAGGACGTCCGCGGCCTCATCACGCTCGATCGAATCGAGTCCCATTTCCTCGAGCCCGACCCTTCCGACAAACCCATCCTTCAGGACATTGTCCACCGATGCCGAGACTTCATCCGACGAGACCCGCTTCTGATCGCCCACGTTCAGCAAAAGTCTCCGCCGACCTTGCTCTGAGGCACTACTGGAGGTCCCTCGACGAACTCGCACGAAAGACAGGCTGCGGGAAGGCTGAGCTTGCCGCCGCCATGAAGAAGGCCCTTGGGGTGAACAGCATCCACGACCTGACCGCCATCGAGATATCAGATCAAGCCTGGGAGATGGAAGCCAAGGCCGCCGAACTACCCGAACCAGAGAAACCGAAACCGACCATGATGAACCAGAACTGTTACTCCGCCCTCGTAGAGAGATGGCAGGAGAAGCTCACCGCGCAGGAGATGCATTTTTGTTCGCTCCTGATCCACGCCCACGACGACACGCACGTTTCGGCGTTCGCGTTCCCCGGGCTCGCGGCGCTTTGGAGGTGCGACCTGAGACACGCCAAGGCGAAGGTCTCGAGGCTGCGCGAGGTGGGCGTGCTGGTCGTCGGGAAGGAGGACGGGCCCGGGAGGTCGAGGAACACGTACCGGCTTGAGTGTTGCCCTTCCACCGGGATCCAAGGGACGGTCGTCACGACGTTCAAGTACGTCGCCGCTCCAGACTTCGCCCCCGCCGAGGACGACCTGTGAGCGCCCACTGGAGAGCGATGGTCGAGAGCCACGCGACCAACCTCAACGCTCACGAGACCATGATCCTCGCCTTCATCGCCGAGGGCGCCGACGCCGGTGGGGTCGCGTGCCCGAACGTCGATCTGATCGCGTGGCTCGCCCGATGCAACGCCGCCACCGTCCGAAAGACGATCTCGTCCCTGGTCGACTCGAAGGCGCTCACCAAGCGCGGGCCCACGAGGACATACCAGCTCGCAGAGATCCCATGCCCCCCAGGATGCCCGATACACGGGACCAAGCCGGCCGCGGCTCCTGCGTTCGACACATCCGAATACCCCCTCGAGGTCGTCAAGACGCGGGCAATAGGACCGACGACAGCCACACTGCCAGACGCGACGGTCTACGCCACCCCGATCACATGCGCTCTTGAACGGATCTGGAGAGACGTTTTCAAATCGGAGCCGACCCCAGGCGTCCTTCGGCACATGGTTCTGTCCGTCCTTGCGACCGACCGAGACGTTCACGGGTTCCAGGCCGCCTTCGCCGAGTATCTCCGGCGCCTCAAGGATCCGATGTACCTGAACCTTCAAAAGTTCGCGTCCACGTGGCGCGTCTACCTCGAGCCCGAGAAGACCGGCAACGTCGCCGACCAGAACGCCAGGGACTTCTCCGCCGTTTTTTCCGTTCCATCGCCGCGAGCCGTCATCGCCGAGCAGATGGACATCCGAATACCCCCTCGAGGTCGTCAAGACGCGGGCAATAGGACCGAGAACGCCAGGGACTTCTCCGCCGTTTTTTCCGTTCCATCGCCGCGAGCCGTCATCGCCGAGCAGATGGCAGAATTCCAGATCGAAGGAGAACTATGAGACCCAAGGGACTGAAGTACAAAAACCGGATCGAGCTGCCGGCGCCGATCATGGCGTCGTTGATGAAGGTCCGCGCCTCCGGAGGCACCTACCAGGAGGCTCGAGACGTGCTCAGGGACCAGCACGGGCTTACGTTGTCGGTCTCGAAAGTTTACAAGCTCTGCCAGTCCTTCCCGACGCCGAAGGACGCTATCCGACCCCAGGTGCGTCGAGCGGTGGCGGAGGGGATGAGCCGCAAGACCGCGGCTGAGAAGTACGGCATCTCGATCACGACCGCTTACCGATGGTGCGACGGGTTGTGAAGGAGCGAGACCATGACCCAGAATGAGGCGGCCGCCATCATCGCGCAGCTCCTCAAGTCCTATCCGACCCAGCGTCGAGACGTCGACTTTCAGGGGCTCCTCTCCTACGAGCTGATCCGCTCCCGCCTCGAATACGAGACCGTCAGGGATCGTGCCGCCGAATGGGTCCGAACGCATTCCTTCTGGCCGGCAATCTCCGATCTTCTCGAGCCCGTACCGCCCACACCCCAGCCGATGAAACTTCTTTCCCCACCCAACCCCATCCCGGCCAAACAAGGGCTCGCGCTCCTGAAGGCCGCCATCGAAGGAGCCGAACCCAATGTTTAAGACCGCCGAATGCCGCGACTGTCACGAAGAGGTCGTCTGGGCGAAGTTCACGAAGAAGGGCGCCTCGTCACCCTCGAACATGATGTTCGACCCTGAGCCGACGCACGGCGAGGACGCCAAATGGATCCTGCAGCAGGACGGAAAGGAGGTCAAGGCGACCTTCGGAGGCACCCGTGACGACGGTTCGGAGCGGTGGACGAACCACTTCGACACCTGCCCCGCCAAGGAAGGCCGGCCGGAGCGTCCCAAGGCTGCCCCTCAGAATGCCCGCCCGGCTGCGTCCGTGACCGCCCAGCGAAAGGGAGTCGCCGCGGTGGAGGTTACGGTCACGTTCGGAGACCTGATCTTCTCAGGGACGTGTCCGCTCGTCCCACACCCCGCCATCACGAAGTCCGAGGCGCCGTCCGACGATCCCGACGCCTTCGACCCTGGATCAGACCTGTGACGGGGAGCCACTGGCGGGCCCACGCCGCGAAGGTCATCTCCGAGGTCCTGGCCGCCACGAAGGACCTTAAGGAGCCTCAGATCCGCGCGGCCCTCCGCGACGCCTACCCATTCGGAGAGCGCCGATACCACCCGTACAAGATTTGGTGCGACGAGGTCCGACGCCAGCGAGGCCTCAAGACATCGAAGAGCGTTCGAGATGCCGTCAAGGCCGGACAATCCGAACTTTTCTGAAGGAGCCCAACGCCCCGATGATCCGCATTTGTCACCTGCACTTCATCCCAGTCGACCACAACGGCGCCTGTCGCTTCTGCGAGCGCCGATGCGACACGACTCCGGTCCTGCACCTTCACGCCGGCCGGATCGTCTCCGCGGCCTGCGACGACGCCTACGTCGACTTCGAGGAGCTGCTACAGCATTCCCACCGAACCATCACCTTCCTCGAGAGGAACAAACTGATCCCCAGACGCTTCTTCGTCAAATACCGCGGCTTCGGGAAGCTCGCGAAGATCGTCCTTCGGGATAACAATTGGCTTGAGGTGTTTCTTTCGCTCCGGCGCACAATCGAAGTAGGCGACGAACGCCTCGCCCCCTGCCTCGCCGCCATCAGCCGACGTGAGGCAGATTATGCGTGCAGCCATTGGAGCGGCCGCCCTCAGCATTGCGCTGAGATTGCCCTGGAGCGCTGCCTCGTCGATGATGACCAGAGACGCCGTGCCTCCGCGCAGGCCTCGCAACGCCGCATTCTCCGCGACGGCTTGGATCACGCTCTTTGACGAGTTGTGACGCGGGGTCGTGGTCGACCGGAACCGAATCAGGTTCGCCGGCTTGTCCTTGATCTCGAATCGGTCCTTCAGCCACGGCGGCATCCGCCCCCACGGAATCCGGATCTTTTCCTCGAGGAGCTGCTCAGCCTCCGGCAAGGTCGCCTTCGACAGCAAGATCTTCTGGTTGTCGTGGAACGCCGCCACCCAGAATGCATAGGCCAGCGTCGCCGTCGTGGCGAACACCTGCCGGCTCTTTTCGATCCCTACCACGTCCTCCCTCTGGTACAGGCCGAAGAGCATCGAGAGGTAAGCCCACTGTGGGAACGGCTTCTCCGTCCCTCCCGCGGCCGACTCGTTGAAGATCCCCTTCTTCTCTCGCTCGTCCGTCGTGACCCAGACGTGCGACGGCCGCCCGTCAGTCCTGATCGTTGTGGGGTCGATCGCGGTGAGGAACTGCATCGGGCTCCGCGACCAGCGGCGAACGAGGGTTGAGCGCCATTCCTGCAGCCTGGATGCGGGCAAATCGACGTCGACGTATTTCGAGGGTTCGGTTTCGAGCTTCTTGGGCGACGAAGTCATCGCGGTATTGTTGCACAACCTGAGCGATCCAAGTACCCAGCGGGAGCTGCTCTTCGGCCGCCATCGCACACGCCCAGTCGAGCGTTTGGCCGGCCTCGAGCTCCATGTCTGCGAAGACCATCACCGCGGCCGTCGCCGTCATTTTGGGGTGTGCGTTTTGCTCTTTCGCATAACGCGCAGCCCAGCGCGCCCAGGATGTTGATATAAGAAGTCCTCGGGATACATAGAGAGGTCGACCTGCAAGGATCGCACGTGAAACCTCCGGCGTCGGACGCTGCTGGCGACGAGGAACACGCGTGTTGGAAGGATGCCCAGCCATTCGCTTCCTTGCTTGCTCCATAAAGGCCTGTAGACGACGCGCTCCAGCCACCCAGGGAGACGTTTCCTCCCCTTGTGCACCTTCATTGCCATCCGGAGCGTCACCGGCTGAATGCCCAGCCACGGAGCTAGCAACTTCACAGGGGCGCCGCTTCTTTGGACGATCCCCCTCAGGTCCCCGTAGTACAGGGGCGGGAATAACGAAACTGACCTCGATCTCCCGATCCCCTTCAGCTCCGCCCTCGCCAGTTCCAGGCAGCTCTCGCACATGTGCGTTCTGAGCGCCCTGTCCGTCTCGACGATCTTCTGACCGCATCCCGGCCCCAGGCAGTGAATCACCGCTCACAGCTCCGCGTCCCGGTCAGGAGGTGGCGCCATGTTCCAGTTCACCGGGAGCGACTGTTCGAGGACGCCGAGGCTCTTCTCGATGGCTTCCTCCGCGGTCTCCTTGCGCGCCTCGAGCCGAGACTGTTGCTCGAATTCGATCTCGGACGAGATCTTTAGGAGGACTTGTGCGGCGCCACGGAACCACTCGATGTGCTTCGCGCCGGGCTTCGATTCGTCCTGCAGGAGGTTCGCATCCCGAAGCTCGTCATAGTTGCGCTTGATGATCGCCAGGATGTCGTCGACGGTCGTCTTTTCGAAGACCGGCGGATCGGGTTTCTTCATGGGCGAGAGGCTAACACGAAGTGACGCGAGGCCCGTGTTTCATGCTCACCCAATTTGACTGAGGTTCGCGGATCTCCCGCGCCACCATGCGAGCCTTGCGTCGGAGCGAATCCTATCAGAACGGCTGTTGCGTCGTGCCCACCTGCGCCATGTCGCCAGCAGAACCGGGGTCAATCATCCCGGGATCCGACGTGTCGCGCCGATCGTCCGGAACCGGGACCGTCTGAGCTGCCGCGGCCACAGCCTCCGCCTGTTGGCGAGCCTGCTCCATCTTCATCTGGTTCGTGATCGCCACCGTGCCCGGGTCCGTGATGACTCCACCGCCCCCAGGGACACCGCTCTCACGCCACCACATAGACAGCAGCTCGCGCGCCTCCTGAGGCATCAGCAGGCCGGCGCCCTGAGCCGTCGCGAAGAAGTCCTTAAAGAACGCCATCCGCTCCTGACGGTTCACCGCCTGCGTGGCGCCGCGGAAGTTGAAGTCCTGATCGAGCGCCAGGATGAGCTTGTCGAGCGGCACCGACTTCAAGGCGTCCACGCCGGCATCCCGGCCGCCCAGGTTCACCCGATCGTCCGACGAGACGTAGTCCCGAAGCAGGAAGAGAATCTGGTGCACCATCGGGCGCAGCTCGGTCTCGGTCACGATCGCCGCCGTCTTGTTCCTCAGGAGCGACTGCGAGAACGCTCGCTCGCTCTGGGTCGCGCTCACCCGGTTCAACGTGACGGCGCCACCGCGGACAGGCTGAGTCGTCGACTGGGTCTCGTCGATGTTCGCCTTCAGGTCCGCCACCACCCGCCACATATCCGGGTCGGGGTGATCCTTTACGAGCGGACGGATCGCGTCGATCATGTTCGTCGTCCAGATCCGCCCAGGCTGGAACATCGTCCCGACGTCGGCCGGCAGTCCAGCCCCCTTCGTCGCCAGCCACACCGGAATAACGCTCAGCAGGAGCGCGTCCATGTGGAGGTTGTACATCCGATCCATCTGCTCGTACATCGACGCCGTCTGCTTCAGGTCGGATAGACCGAAGAAGCTGCCCGCCTGCGGCTGGTTCCGAACGGGGATGTACGGATAAAGCCCGTGGCGATATGGCAGGTGTTCGAACTCGAGGTTGATGAGGCACGTCCGGTTCATCATCACGAGGTATGGAACCCGATCGTGACGGCGCCACACCTCGAACAGTTCGACCGGCCGGTCGCCATCGTCGAGGTAGTTCCAGAGGCTCGAGCGCCACCCCTTCAGGCCCAGCATCGACGAGACGTCCGCATCCCAGTTCCCCATCGCTTCGGCCGGCGAGCCCGATAGCGCCCGGTCCACCTGCCCAGCGTGGAAGATGCCATTTTGGGCGTCCGTCTTGCACCGATCGAGCACCCAGCGCGCGGTCTTGATCGACCGTTGCATGATGATCGGCTGGTCCTGAATGTCGTAGATCCGAGGGTCGAGCCGGATGTCGAAGAGGCTCTGGTTGGAGATGTCCGGCGCGTTCCGCACCATGACGTTCTTCCACCCGCTCAGCGGCTTGTCAGGGACGCGCCCCTTGCCGCTCTTGAGCATGATGTCGCGCCACGCCTCGAAGAGCATCCGAGACTGCCCAGGGAAGTCCTCAGGGGCGTCTGGATCCGGACACGGGATCCCGCTCAACATCGAGAGGTCCTGAACCCGCTTCTGCCAGTCGTCCAAGTCCGCCTTCGAATACTCGATGTAGACCTTCGAGTACCGCGGCCGGTTCGAGACCTTCCAGAGCTGTGTTCCGTAGATGTGCTTGTTCTGAAGGCCGATCTTCGCCTCGACCGGCCAATTGTTCACCGTGAGGGTGTGCTGGATCGCGTTCTCGATCGACCGCGCGTTCTTCTTGTCCTCCTCGCCCACGCCTTCCACCTGAACCCAGGGGTTCGCGGACAAGAGGATGTCCAGCTCAGCCGCCACCGCCGTGTCGATCGCGCTCGAGCCGTAGGGGATATGAAGGTTCGATCTCCACTTCTCATGCGGCTTTCGAGGGTCCACCCGCTGACCGAGGTAGATCCCGGCGTGCGCCACCATCTCCCGGTAGAGCCCAGTGCAGTTGATCTCCAGCTGACGGTTCACCTGACAAAGCCAGTCAACCATCCGCCCGTGATCCTGCGCGCCATACCCGCCCAGCGCCGGCTCAGGGTACTTGGACGGCGCAGGAATCTGCCGCCCGGTCGGGACCGTCAAGCTCATTCGGACAGCTCAGCCCGCCGCGCCGCCACCGCAGCCAAGATCCCCTGTCCGTGGCGAAGCATGTCCCGCCGCGTCGCCTCGAACTCGTCCAGCTCTCCCAGGCTCATGCCAGAGATCGCGCATTTGGCGGCCCAGACGTCCGAGAGAACCGGCAGGCCCTTCGCCCCCACCACAGCCCGCCGCGTCGCAGGGGCGCCCGGGACGGCAGCCATAGCCGCCTTCGCCTTCGCCTTTGAAACCTTCTTCGCCATGTCGAGCCTTTCTATGCCACTTCCAGCAGGTAGGAGTCTATCTCTTGGATCTCACGAGTACGCCTTATAGTACCGTCATCCGCAAAGTCGGCGGGGTCGATCTCCTGCGTCAGAAACGCCGAATGCGCGTCGTAGAGGTCGTCGACGATCCCAGGCTTGTTGTACTTGCTTCCGATCACCCGGCCCTTGGCATCCTTCGCCCGAGTCAGGCCGCCGTTCATCATCCTCAACGAGTGCTTGCAGGCAGGGTCCCAGATGATCCCAGGCCACCCGTCCGGCCGGCGCCGAAGAAGAGCCCGCATCACCTGCTCGCGCGTCTCGAGGTGCACGTAGGCGGTCTGCAGGTAGATCCCACCCGACGCCAGCACGTCCGAGTCCGTTCTCTCCGTCGTCGTCTGGATCCTCGACGGCGCAACCGCCTCAGGAAGCCCGTGGTCTACCCACTCATTCAACGACCCTTCAAACCACGGCGCCTCCGGATACCCAGAGTCCGGCTTGTTGATCTCGTTGATGATCTGAAGCGCCCTCGTCATCGACGCCCGCTCGAGATGCTCCAGGTCAAGCTGACCGCTGAGGTACTTCACGAGATCTCGGAATTGGTGGATGTCGATGTTCGCCGGAGCGATCTCCCGCAGGATCCACACCCGCCCCGTCTCGTCGATCTGGGCCCACACCACAGCCGGCCTCGATGTCCCGAAATCCCACCCGCGGTAGATGGGAAGGCCTGGGTAGATCCCACGGCTCCTGATCGAGTAGAACTTCGGGCCCCGCAGAACGAACTCAGGGAAGTAGGCGTCCCCACTCCGCGCCGCCCAGTTGATTCCAAACTCCTGCTCGAACTCGAAGTCGCTCTCAAACTTCGCCCGCATCGTATCGAACCACTTTCGGTTCCGCCGATGCGACTGACACCACCACCGCAGCGTTACGAGGCAATGCCCGCGCGTTGTGCGGTATGCCTCTATCCCGTCATCGAAGAAATCCGGCCAGCAAGACGACATCGGGGTCAGGACGCGAGCCTATCCTCGGTCTCGTGCCTCATCTTGATCGCCACGACGTCCGTCTCGAGAACACGCACACGCTTCTCGATCCCATAGATGTTGCCCTGAAAATCCTCTCGCATCCCGCGCACCTCCGTCAGAACCGCTTCGTTATGCGCCGCGCCCTTCTTCACTGCCTCTTCGATGGCAGAGAAAATGTCCTCCCTGGAAGGCAGAGCGACGAACTTCTTCACATCGTCGCTCATCCGCTTCCCCACCCACACAACGGCGCCGATCCCGACCCAGACAAGCCACTTCGAGACCGGCTCTGCGCTCTGAGCCAGCATCTCAGGCGTGATGCTGCCTGCGGCCGAGGCTATGTCCACACCCATCAGCCACGCGCTCGCCACAGAGGCACCCAGGCCAGAAGCTACACCCGTGGCGAGTATTTCGATGGAGTGAACGGTCATTGCCCTACTTGCACACCGTCTGGTCCGCGATGCCCGCCGCGCTCAATACCGCCGCGCACCGGACCGGATCGGTCGTGACGATCCGCATGAGCCGAGCGAGGATGATGTCCCGACGCTGGGCGAAGATGGCCTTCTGTCGCGGCGGGAGCAGGACAGCATTGGCGAAGGCGTTGACCGTGGAGTAGATCTTCTGCTCTGCGGTGCGATTGTCCACGCAGGGCTGAGGCTGAGTGGTGCAGTAGGCGGTGAGGACCTGCGCGTCAGTGCAGCCATCCGCGAGGGAGAAGGCATCGCAAACCCCAGCGTTGAAAGCCGCGAGGACTTCGGCAGCGGTCTGTGCCGTGGCCTTTGGGCCGGTCGTCACGATGCCGACGACGGCGAGCATGAGCAGAACTGGGACGAGCAGTTTCGGGATGGTCTTCATGTTTGGGGTTCCTTAGCTTGGAGTGACGGTTCCGTTGATCGTAACCGTCATAGTGATCGAGGCAGCGATGACGCCACCCATCAACAAATAGGTGATGGCAGGGATGAGTTTATTCATGTTGGCTCCTTAGTTGGTGCTGCGGCCAAGTTCGTAGAAATTCGTACCGTCGTAGGCCAAATAGATCGTGGCCCCGGTCGCGGTAACGAAGTTTCCGTTCAGTTTGAGATTGTTCCCATCGGTGAACGTCAAAACGTCGTCGAAAATCAGCGCAATAATCAATCCGTTCGCCAGATTGGTCGCGGTGATCGACGTTATGTTGGTGGTCCCGGTGACATGAAACACGGACCCAGTTGGCAGCGGGAGAGCTGTCGCAGAAGCCACCGCAGCGCCGCCACCTATTAGGCCTCGTATGTCTGTGGCTGATGCTCCAGCGGCAAAGACGCCAGCAGAGTAGCGCCGAAGATACGTGTCTTTAACTGATCCGTCAGTTGTAGAAGCAAATCCAATCGTTGAGCCCAATGGAATCCCGACTCCACCATCGAAAAACGTATATTGTGTCCCGGTGACCATGTAGATTCCAGTTGAAATCTGATACATCGAATAGTTAGAAGATCCAAATTCGATGGCTCTATTCCCTCCGAATGTACCAACTGGAAGACGCAATGTGCCGTCCGCTGTTATGTACGAAAGTCGAGTGTTAGCAGCATTTTTCCATTCCTGAATGTTTCCAGTGAGAGAGCCTTGGACAGTGAGCCCCACATCAGACCCCGAGGCGTAGGTATCCGAGCGGATCGTCACCCCACCGGTCGGAGAAATGATGGAGCCCCCACGAAACTCAGCCCGAAAGTTGGTTCCGTCGTACTTGAGGAGTATGACCATCCCCGCCGTGATGTCCCCCGTCTGGAGCGTGGTTCCGTCGCTGCGCACGATGGTCTTCACCCCGAGCGAGTTCACGTTCACCGAGGCTGTCCCGGTGTTCGCCGTGTTCGCGGACAACGTCACCAGCATCCCCGCCGCGTAGGACGATGGGGCGCTCACCATCGAACACACGTAGGCGTCGGATGCGCCAACGTCGGGACAATACGTCGCGTCGTTGAGAGTCGCCGGGGTGACGCCTCCACCGCTCGAACTGCCACCGCACCCGGGCCCGAAGCATCCCTGGGCGTCAGCTCGCGCTCCGAAGAGCACGACGGCGCCCACGAGAACGAGGAAGTGAGGCTCCCCGAGGATCTTCCTGAAGAGCCACCGAAGGAAACGCTTCATCGAGGACCTCCGACAACGTAGATGAACACCCGCTCCGCGTTCGAGCCGGCATCTCCGGACGCATCATCGCTTCCCGAGAGTTTCAGCCCCACGCGACATGAGTCAAACGATCCGGAGGTCGACATGGTGTGGGCGCCCGTAGTCGTGGCAGTGAACGGCGTATTGTCCGCGGGAGGCGTCGACGTCGGGAAGGCCGGAGCCCATGCCGCGGACGGGTTCGCTCGGCACTGCAGTCGGATGCTGATTCCGCCAGAGGCAACGACCATCTGTTCGACCGACACCTGGACCGTGAACGCCGTCAGATCGTCCACGGGGAACGATCCATAGGCCGCCGTGGTCCCGCTCGAGAGCTTCCGCCACTTGAAAGAGGCGTTCGTCAGCGTGAGCGACTGGTCGACCGTGATCGACGTCGAGGACGCCTTCGCATGGACCGCGCGCGTGTAGACGACGCCGTCGCTGTTCGTGATCGTGAGCGAGTCACCGACCGAGATCGAGGCGAACGGGGTCCCAGAAACTGCGGTCACGGTCGTTGAGGCTGTCGCCTGAATCAGAGCCGTCCCGTCTGTCCCTGGAGAGGGCCCGAGGACGAAGAACGTCTCCGTGGTCGCGTTCAGGTTGTAGGCGTAGAGCTCCACCCGCTTGACCGCGCCGGCAGCGAATGCCTGAGGCACAGCCAGGAACGCCAGCAGTAGGCCGATCCCGTACTTCTGCGCGAACCATCCGCGAGCCCGACCGGCGCCCATCACAAATGACGCCGCGACTAGGATCATCTTGAGCCACGGGCGCGACGCGATGAAGGCAGTGATTTTCACGTCGATGACCGTATTGCTCACTTGCCCTCCTGAGACGTCGAAGGAGGGACCGTCTCCGTGGGGTCGAGGACGTGAGTCCAAGCATTCGCCAGAGCCTTGCCGGCCGCCACGATCCCCATTGCGAACAGCGCGGAGATCGCTTCAGGGACGCCAGCCGACGCGAAGGCCTTCGTCACCGCCGCGGAGTCGGTCGCCACGGAGACGATCCCGAAGATGACCGCCGCGGCAATCATCCGGAGGAGCGACATGAGACCCTTTTTTAGTGAGATGCGAGGATCGAAACCGTTCACGGGACCACCTTTCCAATAGCCCTCGAGCTTCCTGAGCGCGAGGATGAGTTTCAGCTTGTCTTTCAGTCCCATCAGAACCGAGCCGGATAGCACGTGCTCTGATAGAGCGTCTGGGGAACGTTGCTCGCGTTCCACACGTCGTAAGTCTCACTTTTCGCGTTGTCGACCTTGACCGCGATCTCATCGCTCGGCAGGCCGGCCGAGGCGCCACCCGAGGCGCAGATCCCAGCCTTGTTGAGCGCGGCCACAAGCGCGGCCACATAGGCGCCTTCGGTATTGATCGACAGCGGGATCGTGGTCTGAACTCCGATCACCCGATAGACGAGCTTCTCGTCGTCCGACATGACACGGCAGGACGCCGCGGCCGAAGGAGGCAGAGAGCACGCCAGAGGGACCGGAGAGGGCGCCACGGTCGGCGAGACCGACGGCGACGGAGCCGGAGTCACGGAAACGGACGGGACCGCAGAAGGCCCGTTGTTGTTCCCGAAGATGTTCCCGTTACCGTTGATGGTGTAGTCCGTCTTGCAGGAGACCGCCAGGAGGACCAGAGCAGGGGCGAAGACCAGAACTTTCCGCATGGGTTTCAATACCTTCGATTCACGAGTGACGCCGAGACGTTGACCGCCACCGGAGCATCGAAGACGACGCGGGTGAAGTCCGCGACGCCCCCGTAAACCTTTGTCACCCCGTCGGCGACTGAGAACGAGTCGATCATAACCTCGGCTTCGCCCGTCTTCTGCCAGATCTCGACGTTGACCGGGCCGCCACTGTGCACCTGACACATGAACACTCGCTCGCGGACGTTCCCGGTTCCGATCCAGCCCTCGTCCGACGCATCCCCAGTGAGGAGCACTCGGTAGGCGAAACACTCCGTCTCTTCGGCGATGTCGATAGCGTCGTTGACGACCATCGAATAGTCGTCTGGGCGGCTCACGACCGTGCGCTCTTCCCAGCGAGTCGGGGTCGCGTCGCCGGCCACGAGGGGCGCCAGACCGTTGAAGAGCCCCGTCTTGACGTAGATCACCGAGCCGGCCAAGAGCGAGGTAGGGAGCTTCAGAGTCCCGTTCGTCGAGATGGTCGTGCTCGAGCCCGACGTGGAGAGCCCGATGTCCATGACCCGCGGCTGGTAGAACCCGAAAGGCGTTCCGGAATACAGGTAGTAGGCGTTTTTCGTGCCGACGGTGAGGTCATGCTTTCGCAGGAGCCCGACGACGCGCGTGAAATTCTCAATCATTGGCCTTTACCTCTTCGCCTTTTCTCTCTTCGCCTTTGCCGCTTCGGCGGCCTTCCGGTATGTGTTCGCCCGCTTCTCGATCGGGAGGCTCGGCCCACCAGAGCCGAAGACGTACCGAAGCGCGTCGTCCACGCTGATTTTCCCGTCGATAACTTGGTCGATCTTCACAGGCCAGCCACTATTTTGAGGCATCTGTCCAAGTCCGAGCTTCGCGGAGTCGGTTCCGGCCTTCCGCGCGCGTCGTTTCTCGTCCTCGTACTTCACCACTTTCAGCCATTCGCGGCCGAGGCCTGGATAGTTCGCCACCGCCAGTATCGCGCGCCAGTCGCCCGTTTCACGTGCCAAGTCCACCGCCCGTTTGATGAGTGCCGCCTGCGATGCCACAGGAGTGACCGCCCCGCCCGCCAGCGCACCGACCACGGGGATATCGTTGTAGGCCGGAATCTGAGCGAGCGCCTGACCGCCAGGGAGCCCGGGAAGGATGTTCTGGATCAGACGCGCGATCGGTTCCGCCGCCCGATCCTTGGACAGAACCTTCTTCATTCGGTTCGATGCCCACTCGAATCCATCGGCGCCCGGGTTTGTCTGGTCGAACGTCTCTTCTCCACCAGCATTGATCCCGGTCCCGTATCCAACCGCGCGCATGTCCTGCACCATCTCTCCGACTCCGGCCGCGCCGACGAGGCCCAGGGCCGCGGCGCCTGGGGTCGCAATGCGCGGGAACGCTGTCTCAGCCTGCCTGAGCGAAGGACCGGTGTACTGCATCGCCAGTTCTCGATAAAGGTCCACGAAGGCGTTCCCGGTCGGCAAGAGCCGATCCGCAGACGTGCCCGACCCCTGGGTGCGCGCGGAAAGCTCCTTCCGGATGATCTCGACGTTCTTCGGGTTCGAGAGACCACCCTCGAGCCCGCGGTCGATGTACTTCAACGTCTCCGGCCTCATCATCGGGATCAACGGCTCGAGCGCATCGGCCACGCCCTTCCGCGCGTTTCGATCGAGGAATTGCACCGCTCGGCGTGCAATGTTCAATCCGGCCCCAGAACGTCCAAATTCGAGCTGAGACGGGCTCAGTTCCTTCGAGCCCCCCAGCCTCTTGATCGCCGCCGCGATGTCCTGGGCGCTCGCCTTGGCGGTCAGTCCGAGCGCTTTGAGCATGGTCGCGGATCCGGCCGCCTGCGCGGCCAGCTCTCCTTTCCCGGCGCCCTTTACGATGTCGTGAGCCATCGGGCCGGCGTGGGCGACGCCCATGAGGTTCAGCGGCGCCGCCATGCCCAGCTGAGTGAACGCCGCGACGGACTTCGCACCCTCCGCGATCGTACGCGCGGTCGGATCCATCGCATCCCGGCCGCGGATCACTGAGTTCGCCGCCTTGATCGCCGCCTCGTTCTTCAGGATCTTGTGCCACGGGTCGCCTGTGTCCTTTGCGACACTCTCGAAGACATCGGGGAGCTGAATCGCGTCGAAGACCTCCTTCGCCTTCTTCTCCGCCTGTAGCGACTGCCCTTCGGTAAGCGCCTTCCCGGCTTTCGCGGCCTTCGCCCCCAGCAGCTTCCGCCGCTGGTCGTCCAGAATCGCGCCCCAGAGCGACGGATAGTTCTCCGGCGTCCGCGGTTTTTGAGCTCCACCGATCAGCGCTCCGGCAGTCCGCGCGCGCGTCCGTAGGATCTCGTAGATCTTCTCAGGATCCGTGATCGGCTTCGTGAAGGCTTCCGCATCCATGTCCGTCGCGTTCACCTTGCGCGTCTTCGAAAGCGACGCGGCGCGGTGAGAGGCGATGATGTCGAGCGGGTTCTGGTAGTCCTGGGCGGAGAAGACCGGCTTGACGGCGTCCTGGGCGACGCCGGTCCTCGGATGGTAGTTCGGCTCCCACGGCGCGGCGCCGAGCGGATCCTTTTCGATCGCCACTTGATGCGTCCGATCCAATTCCGCCGTCAGGATCTCGTCGATCTGCTTCAGCCGAGGGTCCGTCGGTTTCTCGCCGGCCTCGACGAGACGGGCCCGCTCCGCGAAGTCCTTCTCCGTGGCGCCCAGCGCGCGCAGCTTGTCTTCGGCAGTGCGAGCCTTCTGAATCTGGTCGTCGGCGTGCCATGCGATCTGATCGATGGTGTCCGCCGTCTTTGCGAGACGATGACGCTTCAAGAGGCTCTTCGCCGTCCGAGCCTGTTCTCGAACCACGTCTACAGCCTTACCGGCGAACGTAGTGCCCTCCTGCATCGGGCGCTCTACGGACCACTCCTTCCCGTCGTACTCGGGCAGCCGACTCGGCTTCGCGGCTTCGCCAGCACCGACGGGCGCCACGGGAGGAGGCGGTGCGGCAGCCTTGATCGCCGCCCTGAACTCCGGAGAACTGAATCCCTTCTCGCGGCCGATCGCCACCGCCTCCGGAGGAATCCCCGGGACGGGCGCGGGCGTCTCATCGAACGTGCGGATGGTCGGATCCGCCAGCATCTCGGCATTCAGCCCGCGGATCTGCGTCTCCGTCACCCCGGGCAGCTTCTCCGCCTTCGGGCCCGACGTGACGCTGTTCCACTGAAGACCCAGGTCGCGCGCCACCTGCGGGCCGCCGATCCTGTCGACCGCAGCGTTCACCTCGGGGTTCCGAGAGTACGGAACCGGCTTGCGAGGCTTCTTGAGGCTCATGTGCCCATACCCTTCGTCTTCGAACGTCGTCGGGTCGAAGCCGTCCTCACCGCCGAACTCAGGAGGCGAGTCGGGGTTCTCCGACGCCATCATCTGACCTTCGATGTCATAGGGGTCGTTTTTGGCGACCACCTCATTGAACCGGCGCTCGATCGGGTTCCCGTCTCGCTTCTGGAGAGCTTCGATTAGTTTCCCCCTGGAGACGCCCACCCGTCCGGCGATGTCCTCGATTCGGTTCCGCGCCTCGGCGAGAGCCGAATCCCCGGGCCCGAAAACGTCATCTCCGGAGATCTGCTTCGAGACGTCGTCCCAGAAACGTTCCGTCGCGTTCGTGAAATGGCCGCCATCCACGTCGTACCAGCTCTCTTGCCCGAGGGTCTGAATGATTCGGTCGAAGTTCCGCTCGCCGGAGTGCCGGAACATATCTCGATACTTCTTCGGGATGTCCTTCGACTCGAGTCCGGTCGCATCCTTGAAGTCGTCGATGTGGATTTTCCCGAGGTTCTTGATCCGCTGGTAGAGCGTCGGCGTCTTCGGCGCCTGCTTCAGCGTGTCCACGTCGGACTCGAGCGCCGCGATGCTGTTGTCGACGATGGGGAGCCGATCTTCGGGGAGCCCGTGCTCGTAGGCGCGCGGCGTGTCGCCGATCCGCTTGACGGTCGGAGCGTCCGGAGTCAAAGCGTCGATGTCCATGACATCCCGCTCCAGCTCCTTGATGGCGATATCCCGCGCCTCAAGTTCCGCGGGTGTCAGCTCCGTGATGTTGTTTTTGCCGCCAGAAAACAGCGTCTTCTGAGGAGGCTTAGGCTTCGGCGGAGTCAGCTGTCCGAGGATCTCTCCTCTCAGCACTACCGAGTCGGGGTCGACACTCGCGAATGCCTCCTCGAGATCCTTCTGCCTTTGAAGATCCATCGAACGTCGTTCGGCACGCGCCTTCGCGTAGATTTCCGCATTCCGCAAGGCTTGCATCCGATCGGGAGTGGGGACAAGGTCGACCGGAGCCATCGCGCCAGCCATGCTCCGCCGCTCCGTTGGAGCACCAAGAGCCGCGAGCGGGTTTGTCGCATCCTGGAACTCAGCGGCAGCCCGCGCGGCCTCGGCGCGGGCCCGCGACTCTCCGATGCCGGCCCGCGCCTTCGCGTATATCTCTGCATCCTTCAGAGCCTTGAGCCTCGCAGCGTTCGAGACCTGGGGCGCGGACGGCTCTCCAAGGAACGCGATCGGGTTCCTGTCGACAACCTCAAGAGGCGGAGTCACCCGCTCAGGCACCGGCATCGGCGTCCGATCCAGCGTCTTGACGAGTCCCTCTCGAACCAGCCCACGCCCGCCCTCTAGGACCGCCCGCGGGTTCCCGAGCGCAGCGCTCGCCACAAGACCAGCGTTTGCCGCCGCCGCCGCCGCCTCGAACTCAGGAGACGTGAACCCTTTCTCGAGCCCGACCTTGTAAAGCTGGTAGTTCTGGCTCGCCAAAGCGCCGAGCACAACACCGCTGAGAGCCTTCGCCGCTGTCGGGCTCGCTTTCGCAGCCGCACCCAGACGAGTCGCGGCACCGGCTCCGATCAGGGACGTTGGGTCCGTGAGCACGCTCGTGATCGCTCCCGCGGCTGCGCCCTTAGCCCCACCGCCCGCCACCTCGCTCGCCACGTCCGAAAGGTTCTCTTCGGGCCCGATCTTCCCGGCCGCCCTCAGCCCCTCATTCAGCGGGAACGATCCCATCTCCGTGCCGGCCTGGAACGCGCGTCGCGTGTCACGAGCGGCTCCGCCCAGCAGACGCGCCTGCTCGCGGTCGGCGCGCAGCTGCCCCCACTTCTGGATATCCGCCTTGAGGTCGTTCTCGTCGACGCCTGAAGCCTGTCGGAACTCCGGCACTTTCTTGAATACGGCGTCGACCAGCTCGGAGTCAGAGGCCCCATCAGGGACCTCAAATTCAGACAGAAGCTCAGGAGGAGCGTAGGCGCGGAGCTTCTTCGCTATGTCCCGCCAGTTCACGGACGAGCCCCGGGCGTCGGGCGGTTCATGATCTCTATGAGCTTGTTGGCCAGTGCAGAGCCTGTGACGCCACCCCCAGACATCGGACGAACCGCAAGCATCCTTTTGATTTCACGCTGTTGGTCGTTGATTCGCTTCAGCCTCGGATCTCCAGGCTTGAGCCCGTACCGCATGTCTTCAAGATCGTCGAACCGCTTTTCGTAGGAAAGACGCGCTTCCGGAGTCAAAGGCTTTTCTCCTACTTCCGGCTTCTCCGGCTTCTCGCGATTCCGAAGGTAGCGTTCAGCGTCCTTCGCCTTCGCATCGAGGATGAGAGCTTGCGCCCTTGGATCCTTCGCGAGCTCGGGATTCGACTTCAACCAACTTCTCACCGCGGCCTCGGTGCTGAGGCCCGCTCCGAAGCGCAGGCTATCCGCGGTCGCCTTCTCGGTCTCATCCTTCGTCTTTGCTTCCCTGGCAGCCTGGAGAGCGCCGCGCTTCGCCGTGGCGATGCCTTCGGGGATCTCGCGGCCCATCCCGCGGAGAGCGTTCACGAATTCATCTACAGCCTTCTCGTCCGTGATCTTCCACAGGTTGTCGATGTCGGTGTTGAGATCGGTTCCACGCTGACGAGTGAACGCCGCCGCCCGCTCCGCAGCCTTGATTCGCTCCTGAATCCGTTCGCGCTCGGTCAGGCCAGCTTGCTGAATCTCTTCGTTCGCAAGCAGCGTGTCCGCTTTCGCAGTCTGGTCCTCGACGTTCCACTGACGCTCCTGAAGGGCGCCAAGCATCTGCGAGGCGTCAGCGTGAGCCTGTTCCTTCACCCCCGCGAGGGCGTCCGCCGTCTGGCTCCGGAGCGCGTACTCCTTGAACCACGAGAGAGCGTTTCCCATCAGCCCAGGTTCATGCTCGGGAAACTAACCATAGAATTTTGGGGCAGAAGCGACGTCGAAGGAGAAAGCATCTTCATCTTCTTTTTCGGAGCCTTCGCGGCGCCGTAGATCGAAGCGGCAGAGTCGGCGACGATTCCGGCAAGATCCCACCCGAACCCGGGCGTTCCGCCCTTTCGGTAGGGAGGCGGGGCGACGGGCTCTCGCCGCTTCTCGACGAGCGCCATCATTTCCGGCGTCAGAGCGGAGTCGAGACCGTTCGCCTTGGCAAACGTCGTGATGAGACGCACGCGAGCCTGTCGCTCGTCCTCGGCCTTCTGTTGCTCGGCCATGTAGGTCTGAATCTGGTCGTTGTACTTCTGTTCCTCGAGGTCCTGAGCCTTGTCCGCCTGTTTCTTTTTCGCGACCGACCCGAAGATGTTCTTCGCAGCGCTCGTAATCGCGAGAAGGGTCAATGGATTGATCATGTTGATTCCCGCCTTTAGGCCGTCAGCCCGTTTGCAATCTGCCACTGAAGGAGGATCTTCTGCCAGTCGAGATTCTGGTTGAACTGAGTCTTCGAGAGGTTGAGCTGCTGCGTCAGACCCCACCGCTGTTGCTCAAGGTTGTAATACGCGAGGGCGATCTGAGCGAGCTTCTCCTGACGCGCGAAGTCGTTCATCTCGCTCGCCATGAGGAACTCGCGCTCCGCGTTGACGTGCGCCTGAGCGCGGTCGAGCGCGGCCAGCCGATTCGTCATCTGCGCCTGGAAGTTCGCCACAGTCGACGTGTTCGTGATGTCACGCTCGGCGCCGGCGAAGTTCCCCTCCGCGTTCGCGCGCTGGAGGTCGAGCCGGCGATCGGTCCCGGTCGAATTCATCACGCCGCGCCGCGCCGCGTCAGACTCGATTGCCTCGCGGTTCGCGTTCGTCCGGCCGAAGGATGTCTTGAAGGCATCCGTCTTCATGTTCCGGATGACTTCGGGCGTGTAAGGGACCGACTTGTCCCAGTTGCCAAGGAACTCGTTGAGCTGTTCCTCGAGGCTCTTCTCAAACGGGGTCTGAGCCGGAGGCTTCCACGGCTTGAACTCGTATTTCGGCGTGGTCGGATTGAACGGAGAGACCGCGGGCGTTCCGCCGCCGCCTGCACCTGGAGCTCCGCCGCCGCCGCCCCCGCCAGAAGGCTTCGGATTGCCTTTGCAGTACACCTTTCCGTCGGTGTCCATCCAGCACCCATCGTCCCAGTTGGTTCCCGCTACCTTGCATCCGTTGTGTTCGGCATCCCACTCGTGACCCGCGGGACACTCCTGTTTGTTCTTCTTCGGAGCTTGCTCTCCGCCCCCTGGCGCCTTCGTGCCGCCACCGTCAGGACCGCCAGAGCCATCGTCGATGCACGACTGAGAAGTTTCGTCCCACCGCTGACCAGACGGGCATTCGCCTTGGTTGTAGCGCTTTGCCATCGCGGAGGACACCTTCGCCGAAGGCGCCGGCAAAGGCGGAGGAGAGTTGACCGAGGAGCCTTGGAAGAAGGCATTCCCGACGGTCGGGATCTGGTCGAGACGAGGAAGAGGAGGCAGCGCCATCAGTCAATCCACCGCTTCTCGAAAGGGTTGTAGTTCCCCTGCCCGGGGACATAGTTCGGCTTCGGACCGTTCGGGTCGCCCATCGAAGGCCATTTTCCGTAAGTCGTGAAGTCAGGCCCTGCAGGTGCAGCAGCGGGCGCTTGTGCAGCGCTTTGAGGCGGTGCAGCGTTCCCCTCGAGAATTCCGAGCTTCGGCCGCGGAGGCCGGCCGCCGCGGTCTGAGCCTGGGGCTGGAGGGGTGGCGGTGAACGGGCGAGGCCCTTCCTTTGGACCGGGGCGGATCATCAGAACCCGAGACCCTTCATGATCCCGGGCGCCGCGCGCTTCCGAGGATCAGGACGGCCGCCCATCATCTGCGGCGGGATGCCCATGAGCCCGTCCATCGGAGACGTTTCCTGCGTCACCGGGCCCTGCCCCGCGAGGGGGTAATCGTTCTCGATGTAGGCGGTGTCGTGAACCGTGTCTCGGTTCACCATGTCGCTCATGGGGTACTCGCCGGCCTCGTCCATGAGGCCCGCGGGCTCGCCGGACTCCTCCCCGAGCATCGCCATCGCGTCGAGATCGGCGTATCCAGCCATCTCGTCATCCAAGGCCCCGTCTACGATGATGGTGGACGCCAGGGGGTCATCCGTCGCGTCCGGCGCGCCAGGGCGCCGCTGAACACGCAGGGTGATCCCCTTGAGAGCCGCCCGCGCCATCCCGTCGTTTGGAGTCATCATGTCTGGAATCAGAATACCCCGAGCGTCAAAACCAGAGGATCGTCACGTTCACGCCGGCCTCGCCGGCAAGCCACGCCGTTTTCGTGTTCCAGTCCGCAAGAGATGCGTCCCCGATCGGCACAGTCGGCTGAGGATAGGCGCGGATCACAAGGTAGCCGGTCGGAACCCGGTCGAGACCATGAGACACCTCCTCCGGCGTGGAGGTCGCCAGGAAGGTGTAATTCGTCATCCCGCGCGGGAGTACTGGAGCGTTGCGCTGGTTCCCGCCGAGCACCTTGAGCGCGGTCGAGTCCTGAACGTAGGCGGTGAGTCCGAGCGTCTTGCACAGCTCGTTGATCTTCTGGCGAAGCATCTCGACTTGGACCTGAGTCAGCCCTTTCGTGTCGACGTTCAGGGGCCCGATCTCAGAGACGACCTTCACTGCGAACGCCCCATGTTCGAGAAGAGGTCGCGCTCGAAGTGCACCTCGTTGATGTCGATAGGCGTGTCGCCCGAGTACTCGATTTCGAGCTCAAAATACTTGCACAGGGGGCGCCAGTCCGCAGTCCGCGTCCCGACGCTGAACCTCTTCAGGTCTCGGTTCGGCGTCGCGTTGAGCGAACTCGTGTTCGTCGCCGCGATCGCCGGCCGCCCGTCCTGATAGATCCGCGTCGTCAGTTCCTCGTCGCACGAGACGGTCTCGACCAGCACCTTCCGAAGCTGCGTTCGAGCCTTGTTCTCCTGAATGCCCTTGAACCGGGCCGAGGCCTCAATCTGGAAGTCGTTGTAGCACGAGTCACGGTTCCCGACGTTCGTCTCATAGACGTTGTAGGTCCCGAACGAGACATAGGTCACGTCCTCACGCTGAACCATCGCAGCGGGAGCGCAGAGCACGCCAACCCCGTCGTTGGAATCCTCAGTCCACCTTCGAGTCGTCCACGTGTTCTTTCGCCAGTTGTAGACCAGCTGCAGGTCGAACAGGCGCCCCCCCAGGGAAGACGCTGCGGGCCGGCCGATCGAGACGGCGTATTCCGTCCGCGCCTGATCCACGTAGGCGATCGCATGCTCGAGGCTGTCTTGATCGGCGTCCCGAATGATGTCCCGAACGTAGGGAGTCGAGATGCACGACGGCGCCCCGCCACCGGAGGCATAGACACCGTCCCGATCCAGCCAGAACAGGATCCCCTCGGACGACTTCATCGAGTGGTGCGACGCGCACCCATGATCGAGTGAGAACGCCTGGACGTCGAACCTTTGGCCGGCCTCATCGAACCCGGTGTCGAGCACCTGATACAGCTTCTCCGTGGTCCCGACGATGAGCCGGTTGTCCCACCCGTGGAGCGCGCGCACCTCGCGGTCGCCGCGGCAATCGAATGAGTCGAACGTCTGGTCGAACGTCTCGAATCGGTTGATCTTCGAGCACGAGACCTCGATTCGGTTGTGAGCCCATAGTCGGTTTCGCCACTTCGCCAGCGAGTAGCACTCCGAAGGAGGCAGGATCACGTCAGCGTCGAGCGGGTCGCCCAGCTCTTCGTTCGGGACGTCGTCCGTGAATGTGGTCGTTCCCACAGGGACAGTCCCAACGTACCAGTACGTCCCGAGATCGTTCGGTAGGGTGCGGTAGATCCGTTTGCCGATCACCTGGGGCTGAGTTGAGTCAACGATGCCAGAAAGATCGACTTGTGAAGGCACCACCGGAGACACGACGTTCCCAAGGCTCTGGGCACTTTCGTCGCCTACAAATGTCACATAGGTGAAGACGTACTTGTAAGTCCCGACTCCGACGTTCCCGGGGTTCGGATGCGCTGACGTCATTGCCACTGTCGGCGCGATGATCCCGGCGTGAGAGGCGAAAGATTCCGTTATTCTCCAAAGCCCACCACCGCGGCGCCCGCCCCATACGATCCCGTTGTTGTCGACGAAGGACCACGGATTTAGGCTCGTGTCGACCGTGACTCCGCCGCTATTGATGTCGACGGCGCCAAACCCGTCCTTCTTCCCAAAACGATCGTACTGTCCGAAGAGCATCACGCCGGAGTCGAAGAAGTGCATCCCGTGGACGCTCGTGCTCGTCGGCTGGTACGGAATCGACCCGAACGGCGCCGTTGGCCCGAACGGACGCATCATCAGCCGACGGATGCCACCACGGCGCCGCAAGCGGCTTTCGATCACGTCGAAGTTCTCGATGTACGAACACTGGTTGTCCGCGATCGCGTTCGCGTTGACCGACCGATTGATCCCGCCCCCCAGGTCCGTCAGGGAAAGGAGATCGCTCTTCAAGACCGAAGTTCCGACGAGGCCGACACCTCGCCATAGAGCCCGTCGATGGGGTCGAAGTCGGGGATCACCTGGATAGCGCTGTCCACCGGAACACCGGCCAGATCGTCAAAATCCTCGAGCGACTGTTCGAGCGCCTGAGACGCCGCCGCCTTCTGCCCGATGTCCGCCGTCGGCCGGAGCCCGAGGACCCACGCCTTGTTCACGACGGCGTCATGGAGGCCTTCAACGAGCTGAGGCACGTCCGTATCCTCCGCCATCGTCAGCGACGCCGTGTAGGCGATCGAGATAGCGTTCGCGCGCGCGGCGTTCGGAGTCGGGCCCACGCGGATGTAGCGACCGAAGGGAACGTAGTCGGCCGGATCCTGCCCGGTCGTGACGTTCTCAAGGTTCTCTCCGACGCCAGCTCCATAGGTCACGTCCATGTACCCGTCGGACTGAATGCGAAGGCGCTTCCCCGTGCGCGTGCAGATCACCTTGCGGATGGCGATGCACCCAGGCGGGATCGGATAAAGGTTCTTGTTCGCCACCTGCGCGAACGTGTCTACCTGCATGAAGGCAGTCGGATTGATCCGGAGCACCTTCATCTCGATCGCCAGCAGCGCGCGGTTCAGAAGCGCGTTCAGAGCCGGGATCGACCAGTAGTCCGTTTCGGCGCCCTGTGGCTCCTGAAGGCAGTCCTTCAACATCGCTCGCATCTCGGCGCGGTTCATGGAGCGATCACCTCAGTCCCAGAATAGGCCGGGGCGTACTCCCCCGGCTCAGGATCTTCTCTCCACTGCGCCACGAAGGGCCCAGAGTCGGCCAGCACGGTCGCGTCCTGCGTCTCCCGCTGAGAGAACCCGAGTCTCACTACGGCAAGGCTCGCAACCCCGAGGCGGACAGTAAGGATGGCCCGAATCCGTCCCGTGATCGGACCATCAACGCCTGCGCGTCCCGGGGGAGTTGTTGTCATCGGAACAGCCTCAAGATCATCTCAAAGAAAGCCCAGGAGCACCCATTACGAGACGCCGCCCTCGCATTCAGGCGCAACATGCCTAGCCGATACCGCCCAAGGCTCACAGTGAGAACTTTGCATATCGAGTGCAAAGAAGTTCCAAGTGAAACGGCTCGATCGGGCCCGTCCCAGCCGTGGTAATTACTCCGCGCACGATCGAGCTGTTGTTCGCTCCACCGAAACATGAGTAGGCCTCAACGACGTCGGCATCGGTCGAGTAGCCAGGATAGTCCGGAGTGACAGAGCCGCCCAACGGGGCAGCAACCATTGCCTGCCAAGCACCGCTGTAGGCTCGTTGCACGTTTACCATTAAGGCGTTCCCGAGCGTGTAATTGAAAAGATGGACCTTTTCCACAACGACCGGATCAAAGTCCTGTCCGCCACCAGGGAAAGCAAACACCGACGGACGAACCAATGTTTCGGTGCCGAGCGCGAATGCGCTGAAAGGTAAAACCATCGTCTGCCTGACCTTACGGCACGGAACCCACCGCTGCGGAGCGACCGCTCCGAATACCACGGTGACGCCGCCGAAATAGACCGTCCCAGGCTGCGCGACCTCGAGGAGAACGGACAGGACACCCCCGGCAGCTCCCAGTGTGCCGGTGGCCGAAATCCACGTTTTTCCGTTCAAGATGGATGCGTACGGAGTCACTACCGAGCCGGAGCCTGACGCAATCTGCATCCGCGCTTGATTCGGTTGGTTCGCATACACGTAGCACCCAATCGAATACTGGCGAGAAGCGTCGTCCTCAAACAACGACGTTGGAGCGATTTGCAAAAGCAAGCCAGCTGTCCCGGTTGTGTCTACTCGAGCGCAGTACCTTCCGCCGAGCTGCTTCGTGTCGGCTTGTCCGATCCCGCACTTTGTTACGGTGTAGACTCCGGTTCCATACAGCAGATATCCAACGGGAGCGACACTGACTCCAATCGCTGTGTCTCGATCCCACACCCTGAAATCGTCGTTCTGGACCAAATTCTCTGACAGCTGATAGCCAACAGATGTAGTGATGCTCGAAGAGACGATAAACTCACCGTCGTCGTTGATTACTCCTGAAATTCGATCGTCCAGGGACGGCATGTTTCCCCTGGCCTCGATCACCTCCGTGGTCGTCTCCCCGGGGGTCTGTGTCTCCCCGGGGGCGATCAGAGCATCGTCGATAGCCTCCGCAATCGCTACGAAATTGGCTTTTGAGAGAACAGTCCCGTCCTGGCCGGTCCCGGTGTCATCCACCAGATCCGCGATGGAAGGGTCGTCGACGAGAGGCAGAGTCATAGGATCAGAGCGAGTCCGTCGAGTCCGGCACGACCGCCTTGTCGGCGTCGGCCTGTTCCGGAGTCATCTCGAGCGCGGTGGGAAGGGCGAACTTCTTCCCGGCGCCGGCAAGCTCCTTGAGGCGCTTCTGAACGGGGCCCAGAAGGTCAGGACGAGCGATGAGCTGCTCGGTAAGGGCGTCGAGCGCCCGGGTCGTGTCGAGCGCCTGTCGCTCGGCACGCAGCCACATGAGACCCTTGAACGGCTCCCCGAAGCTCGGGCAGCTCTTCAGGAACGCGATATCGCGGTCCCGGTTCTCCCCCTTCGGGATGAACTTCCCGTTCGTGAACTTGATGACGTCGTTCCGCTGCTTCTTCTTCGTTCCCGTCGCCAGATTGACCTCGATGTCGGGCGAGTTGATCTGCACACGGTAGAAGGAGTAGATGCTCTCGAAGATCACCTCTTCGTCGCCCTGCCCAGGTTCACGTGACTCGGGACCGGGGAACAGAATCCCGGCCGCCTTGGCGACCTCACGCTGGTTCCCCTGAAGCCCGTGGCGGGCCGGGGGGTTGTTTCGCTGGATTGGGGCTGGCATAGGGGTGATCTCCGAGAGTGGAAGCGTTCTCCCGGGATCTTACATCGGGAAAACGCTTCCATGCGCGAACAGATACGGCGTCGTCGCCGTCGCGCTGGAAACGGTACGGATCAGGAACTTCTGACCCTTGCAACCAAGGAGCCCGACCGGAGAGAAGTTCACTGCGGTCACCGTGGCGCTCGTGAGGCGCTGCTGGTAGATCTGGGTCACGGTCTCGCTCGAGCCGGCGTCGCTGAAGATCGGCGCCACGCAATAGATCTTGAAATCGGGCGTGGTCCCGGTCTGCATCACGTTCGCATAGAGCAGGACGGCTCGCTTGAGCGTGAAGTAGGACGGCTGAGGATAGAGGTTCCCGCTCGGGTCGAGGAAGTTCCGGATGCCGATGGTCTGGAGCACGCGGCCGGACGAGTCGATCGACGGCGCCGGAGCGAGCACACCGCCCGCGAAGAGCGTCTTCGACGTGTCCCAGACGACTTGGATACCGGAAGTCGTGTTCGCGCTCGCAGCCGCGGCGGCCACGAACTTGTCGTTCACGCCATCCGTCCTCAAGGCCGCCCAGTTCACCGCCTTCCAGTGATCCCCGCTCGAGGCGTTGATGATGTCGACCACCTCACCGATCGTGTCGCACGAGGCGTCGGTAAGGTCGATCGTCCCGCCCGTTCCGCCGGAAGGACACTTCACGCTCGTATCAGCGACTTCGGCGCCCGCCAGTCCAGTCTTGAACAGGAGGGTCGTGGTCGTGACCTGGAGCGTGCCGCTCGGCTTCGTGGTGGCGAGCGTGCTCGCGTTGTAGCGAATCAGGAGCGCGGCGTCGCCGGCCTGGGTCGCATGGTTGAAAGCGATCTGGGCGGTGTCGCCCTTGAGGTAGTTCGAGAACAGAGCCGTGTCCTGGGCGGAGACGGGAGACGTCGAGAGCGAGAGCAGCACGGCAACGGCGACGGCGATCAGCAGAGGCTTGAACTTCATGGTTTTGATCCTTGGAAAGTTGAGAGAGTTGAATGAGAGAAGGGCCGACCGTTTGAAGCGGCCGGCCCTATCCGGCCTACGACGGGCTCTTTAGAACCCGGCGTTGAGGATCATCCCGTGAGCCTCTTCCATCGGAACTTCGAGCGTCTGGTCGGTGAAGAATTCGAACTTCTTCCCGTCGATGTCGTTCGCCTGACGGTCGCTCAGCATCGAAGTCGACCGGCCCTCGTACGGAGCGCTCGAGACCTCGTTGATGTCGACGATGAACGCGCGATTCTCCATGCCGGGAATCGTGTCGAAAGTCCCACATTTGAAGATGTTGAACTTGCATGAGGCGTTCTGGATGACGTCCACCTCCATGCCGACCACGCGATCCGTCGGGCGATACAGCACCTTGCCCTCGGCCCAGTCGATGAAGACCTGCGCCATCTGGCGACCGCAGAAGATGCCCTTCGTCGCGGTCCCGTGCAGGTAGCCACCGCGGCCGTACTTGCCGACCTCCACCGCAAAGTCGTCGAAGGACGTCTTCGTGATGTTCGCTCCGGCGAGATCCCACACGTTGCGACGGATGAAGTCGCGGAGACCGCCCATCGCGTTCTGCCCGTTGCCGAGCGTTCCGAGATCCTGATCACGCAGACCGAAGAACGCCTTGCGCTCGAGCGACTTCGCGTGCTCGTGCCACGCCTTCCGCTGCTCCTCTTCCATCGCGGGGCCGGTCCAGCGCTCCGTGGTGAGCATGCGTCCCGTCAGACCGAACGGGTGACGGGTGATCTCGGTGAAGTTGTAGTCCTCCGAGTTTCCGACGGTGCGGATCGGGCCCATGCCGGCGCCGTCCTCGTTCGTCGGGCCCAGGATGAGCCACTTGTCGCCGTCGAAGATGTCGAAAGGACCGTTCGAGCCGATGCTGCGCCGGGTGGCGACGGAATCGTTCGTCGGAGTCGTGGTGACGCGAACGATCTCACCCGTCCGAATGTTCATCAGCGAGTAGTCGATGGCGAGGTAAGCGCCGTCGCCCACCGCCAGGGTGACCGTGGACGTCCCGGCGCCGACGGCACCGAGCGACGTCACCTGATTCGGATAGGGATACTGCTTGAACCACGTGTGCCGGTAGTTCCGAACCGGCTTGGACTTCTGGATCTTGTTCTCCAGAAGCGAGATGAACGGCGCCACGTCGGGCTCGAGCCAGTGAAGGCGCGGGTCGACTTGTGGAACTGTCGCGGTCGAGTTGTTGCCCTGAGGGTCAACGGACTGGGTGATCGCAGTGGGACGCGTGAGGGGAGGAGCAACGAAGGTCATTGGATTGTGTACCTCTCACCCGTGACGGGATGAACCGTGGACGGGCGTGGAATGTTTGACGGCGGCTGAATCCCGGGGACGAAACCGCTGGGCGGCCCGACGCTTGAGTCGAGGCTCTGTCCAGAAGGGGCGTTCTGCGGGGGCGGCGGCGTCGGAGCGACCATCTGCATGACCTGACCACGGTAGATCTGCGCTGCGCGCAAGATCGAGACCGGGGTGCGGGCATACTCGATGGGGAACTCCTGCCAGATTTTCACGATCGCTTCCGCGGCCGGCTGGCTCTTCAGCTCCGGAATCAACGGCTGCCCGTTGCTTCCAGCTGCGCTTTCGGCCCTCTGGAACATCGACGTGATTTCCGCCTGGAACGACTCGACCTCTTCCCGCTCCCGCATGGGGGCGAGCGTTTTGTCGAGAAGCGCCTGGGTGGTCTTCTGGTGATGCTCTGCGATAGCTTTCGAGCGGTAGTCCTCCGCGGCTTCCTCGCCGAATCGAGTCTTGATGAGCACGAACGTTTCCACGTCGTACGCACCTTGCGGCTCGGGCGGCGCCTGGGGTGGCGCGGGGGGCTGATTTACGGCTGGCTGCGGTGCTTGGGTCCCTTGTGACGCTGCTTCTGCCCTGATGCGGCCCTCTGCGGATCGGATGACGTGTCGGGTGTAGGCCTCGAGCTGTTGAGCGTTCTCGAAGGTTCGTCCGAAGGCCTCGATCCGAGGCTGAGCGGCAGTGGTAGGAGGTGCGGTCGGTTCGGGTTGCACTGAAGCGCCAGGGTTGTCCTGGGGCGGTGCGATAGGCGCCATGGCGGCTGGCGCGGCCACGGGTTGCGTCGGTAGAGGTTCAGGTACGGACGTCGCCATAGGCGTCGTGCCAAACCCGTTCACGTCCAATGTCATGCACAGAATCCTAGACCATTACGCAAACTCCCTTCCCCAGAAGTCCGTTTTCTCCGAAGGATGAGCCCACTCATCCGGCTTCGCCGGAGGAGTGTTCCGTTATCTGCTTTTGCTTTTGCTTCTGCTTATGCTTGTGTGACGAAACGGCTCGACACGGTGTGTCGTTAACGCGCAACAGTGTTTCGCATGGTTGACACGAGTTTACGCTTGACACGGAATAACGACGTGTTCTAGTATCGCGTCATGGCTTACGTGAAACTCGACTGCGGGATGCTGGACTCGACGATTTGGTTCGAGAAGGACGCTCGAACAGTATTCATCACCGCGCTCCTTATGGCGTCCCCGGTCGAGCTGAGAACGCCTACGAAGACGTACATCCCCGGAACGTTGAACGAGTCCGACTTCGTCATCCCGCCTGGATGGTACGGGCTCGTACGGGCCGCCAGTCTTGGGATCGTTTACCGTGCGATGGTGGACCCGGCGTCTGGAGAGCAAGCGATCAAACTTCTTGCGAGTCCTGACACCGACAGCCGGAGCAAGGACTTTGAGGGTCGGCGAATGGTTCCAATCGACGGCGGGTTCATCATCCTGAACTTCGACAAGTACCGGCAGAAGGACCACACCGCAAGCGAGCGCTCTCGACGATGGAGAGAGCGCAAGGCTGCTGCGACTGTTACGGCTGAAGACATCGCGGCGGTGATCGAGGCTTTCAAACTCGCGTGGTGCGAGAAGTTCACCGCCTCTTCGTGGCACTTTGACGGGATCCTCCGGAAGAAGCTCCCGAATCTGACGTCGCAGGACATCGAGCCGATCAAACACGCCTTCGACTCGCACGTCTCGAAGCTGGAAGCGACGAAGTTCTTCAACCCCGAAAAGTTCTGCGCCACGTGGCGCGCGCACCTCGAGGGCTGAGCGATGATTCACTTAGGAGACGCCCTCGACGTGTTGAGAGGCATGCCAGACGCTTGAATGTCCTTGACCTCTTCAGCGGCATCGGCGGCATATCCCTTGGCCTCGAGCGGGCAGGGATGCGAACTGTTGCCTTCTGCGAGCGCGAACCGGCGCCGCGGCACTGGCTCTCCCAGCACTGGCCGGGAGTCCCGATCTTCGATGATGTCCGAACCCTTACAGCGGAGTCTCTTCGAGGACTTGGACGAATCGACCTTATCGCGGGCGGATTCCCATGCCAGCCATTCAGCGTCGCAGGGAAGCAAAAAGGCACGGAAGACGAGCGTCACCTCTGGCCTCATTTCGCACGACTCATCCGAGACATCCGACCCCGATGGGTACTCGCTGAGAACGTACCTGGCCTCAGAACTATCGCGGCTGACCTCGTCCTCCAAGGCTTGGAGGAATCAGGGTACACCGCTTGGCCGCTCGTGGTGGGTGCTGATTACGTTGGAGCGCCGCACCGAAGGAAACGAGTTTGGATCGTGGCCCACGGCGACGGCGCGGGACTGGAAAAAGGACTCAGGTCCGACGCAGGGGAACCGCAAGAGCCCGAATCTCGGGACTCAGGTCTTTTGGGGGACGCCGAGGGCTGGGACCAATGGCGGGATAGGACGGGATCGAGGGGACAACAAGAGCCGCCTAGAGGATCAGGTTCACGCTGGCCTTCTCGCCCTGGAGAGCCCCAGCACGCATGGGAAGCGCCAAGACTGGCCCGCACCGCGAACCACAGACGCAACGGGCGGGCCGGATCCGACACGCGGGAGCCTGAATCCGGCATGGGTAACGCAGTTGATGAACTTCCCCGACGGGTGGCTCGATTCCGAACCTCCTACACCTCCGCGCACAGGAGGGAAGCGTTGAAGGCTTTGGGCAATGCCGTCTGTCCCGCCGTCGTCGAAGTGATCGGACGGGCAATCATGCTGGAACACTGCAAGGAGCGTGCGTCGTAATGAGCAACCTTCCGAGGGCGTACCTCCGCATGGATCCGAACATGCACAACCACCCGGACCCCGGATCACTCGACGGGGACGCCGAATGAGCTTCGCCCGCGCCAGCAGGTTCCAGAGCCGCGACGGCGGCCGGCGTGAGTCCCCGGGCGGACGGAAGAACGTCCCGGTGAAGGCCCGCGGCAGGGCGCCGATCAAACCGTTCAACGCGGCACTCTGCACGTGCCCCTGGAAGAAGCCTTACACTCACGACCAGATCGAATTTGCCTTAAAGAAGGCTCGCCGACTCGGACAGACGATTTACAGTTACCTCTGCGCCTGCGACCGTTACCACGTCACATCCAAACCCCAACAGGAGACCGAATGAAGACTGAGACCGTAAAGACACCGCTCAACACCGAGCAGCTCGAGAACCTCGCAGGCAAGGTCACGGAGGCGGAGAAATCGCTCTTCAACGCCGAGCAGAGCCTCGCGATCGCGGCCGACGCCTGGAAGACCCGGCGCAAGACGCTCAAAGCCGAGGTCGACACCTGCCGCGAGGAGCTGCATGAACTCGCCAAGCAGCATCGCGACGGGGTCTCCGAGGAAGAGGTCGAGGTCGACGAGAAGGTCGTCGGCGACGTCGTCCACGTCTTCCGATGCGACACGGGCGCCACGATCCGGACTCGGCCGCTCGAGTCCAATGACCAGCTCACCATCCCCGAGGACTCCGACGTCGACGACGATCCGGACACGCCCGAGGACACCGACGACCCTACCACCTCCGAAGGACTGTAGCCTCCCGCCATGACCCAGAACACCGAACGCCGGCAGAACTCGACCATCATCGCGCTCAAGAAAATCACGAGCGCCCTGAAGAGCGTGTCACCTGACCGGCGTGCTGCCCTCACCCATCTCGCTCTGATCGACGCCCAGGAGCCGAAGGAGCCTTGCCCTTGTACCCAGAACAAGCCCTCCACGCCCGACGAAGGCGCCAGCAATCCGGAACAGTCCGAACTCCCGCTCTGACCGCGCGGACGCTCAGCGTCCACGTCTTCATGCTCCCGGTCACGATCTCAGTGCTCGCGGCCGGGAGTCTCCTCTACGCACTGACCCCCACCACCGAAATGCACCCCATGACACCCAACACAAACACCGTCGCACAGGTCCTCCCCAAGCTCGGAGACTTTCACTCCGCCGTTTCCGCCGTCCTGGCGAAGAACATCGAGGGCGGATATTCCAACAACCCCAACGACCGAGGGGGCGCCACGAACCGCGGCATCTCCATCCGCGAGGTGCGCCGGCTCGACGCCGACGGCAAGCTCGACGCGTACCTCCGGAAAGCCTTCGACGTGAACAAGGACGGAGAGATCACCGAGGCCGACGTCCCGGGATGGAGCGAGCCGATCGCCGTCTACTTCTACCGCAACCACTACTGGGACGTGATCCGCGGGAACGATCTGCCTCACTCGATCGCGGTGATGACCTTCGACTCCGCCGTCAACGAAGGCACCCCGCGCGCCATCCTCCACCTGCAGAGAGCCCTTGGCGTGCCGGCCGACGGCATCGTCGGGCCCGAGACCATCGCAGCCGCCATCTACCGCGCGTCCGTGAACTCCGTCGACCTCACGGTTCCGGAAAAAATGTTCCTCTCGCGCGTCGACCGATACCGCACCCTCGAGGACGCCGATACGTTCTTCAAAGGCTGGCTCACACGGTCGTTCCGGATTCTCAAGGTCTCGCAGTCATGACCGACCAACCTATCCCCGTGGACGCAGAGTGGCCAGAATTGAAGGAAACCGTGATTCGCTATAGCGTCGCGGTGGCCTGCTTCGAGAACGGTTTAGGGGCCGCCGAAGACGTGAAATCCGCGTCGGATGATCTCTGCGCTCTTGGCCTGAGACTGAGCCAGCATGAAGCTGCGACGTTGCACCAGTGCGGGGCGTGTCAGCTTGCCGCGCTTACCGGGAAGAGGGCGCTCCATGACCATATCTGAGCCGATCCCCGTGGCCGAGGCCATCAAAGCAGTGCATGCGGCGATTGAGGTGTGCGGAGGAATGTATGAAGGGGTGTTATTCGTGCAAAAAGAAGCCGGTGAAGGAGCTGGAATGTACCCATCCACCAAGGGCACTGTATGGGTGCGTGGTGGTAACGCGTACCCAGAAAAATATGGAGCGTGCGTTGCCACTAATCTCAACCACAACGTCGCCAACTTCATCGTCGCCGCCCGCGCAGGGTACGCCGGGGCGCTGGAGTACTTCCTGTGGCTGCTCAATGACATGACTGGTTCTGGCGGAATCGAAGAGATAGACGACGGATATGCGGCCTACGCCGCCGTCGCCCCCATCGTCGAGTGGTACAGGCAGACCGGGGCGCAGGGAGGGACGCGATGAGCCACTACCTTGACAAGTGCAAGCATGGGGTCGTGGTGAGGCAGTGTCGTTGCGGCGGCCCGAAGACCGTCAATGTTGTACCTTGTCCTCCGATGTGTCCGTCCGAACCAACCTACCCCTGCGACCAGTGCGGCAAGCCCCGCGAAAACGTGACGCCGGAGATTTCGCAGCGCTTCTTTCGTCGTGTCAAAGCCCGCATCGACGCCGACCGCGAGAAGATCGCCGCCCTGGAGGCCCAAGTGCGCGAGCTTCAGCAGATCCGCGATTCGATTCAAGCGCGCTTGGATCGAGAGCTTGCCATCATCTATTCCGACGACGGAGCGGGTGGAGATGGGTACCGCCTTGCAACCGAACACCGCAAGATGCGGAAGGCGCTGGAGATGATCTCCCGATCAACACCGATGGACATGGAAGCGGTACTGGTCGCACGCGAGGCCCTGTCGTGAGGATCCTCGGAATCGACCCAGGTACCTCCTGCGGCTACGCCATCGCTCACAACGGTGACGTAGTCGCATCCGGCGTCTGGGACCTCTCAGCACGGCGCCACGAAGGCGGTGGAATGCGCTTCCTACGCCTCGAGACCTACCTCCGTGCCATCCTGGCCGAAGGCATCGACGCCGTCGCCTACGAAGAAGTTCGCAGCCACACCCGCTTCTTCGCCGGCCGCGCGTCCTTCGCCACCGACGCCGCACACATCTACGGCGGGATCGTCGCCATCATCTCCTCCACCTGCGAAAGCTGGGTCAAGAAATGGCCGGAAGGCGACCCCACAGCTTCAGCCATCACCGCAGCCCCCATCCCATACCGCGGTATCCCAGTCGGAACCATCAAAAAATTCGCCACCGGACGCGGAAACGCCTCCAAAGAAGAAATGCTCGAGGCCGCCGCCCAACGATGGCCCGAATACGAATGCGCCGACGACAACGAAGCCGACGCCAGATTCATCGCCCTCACCCTAGCCAAAGAACTCAACCAAGGCGTATCCTCCACCCCAACAAAACGGGCAGCAACACCGGGCGCACGTAAGCGGAAATCGGCATCCACTCCTCCTCATCCGCAAACCTACCCCACCAGCGCAGCGCCGGTACTGCCCACCTTCACCCCAGAGGAAGACCTATGAACCACCTCTCCGGTGTCTGAAATAACACCGTAGTGCTATTTTTGGTGCGAGAGACCGATGACGCAAACCTCAATCGCCTTCGCCCCAGCCCTCCCACCGCGAGCCCGCGTACTCATCGCGTGCGAAAGCAGCGGAGCCGTACGACGCGCCTTCCGAAAAGCCGGACACGACGCCTACTCCTGCGACATCAAACCAGCCGAGGACGACTCCCCGCACCACATCCAAGGCGACGCACTCTCCGCAATCGCCAAAGGCTGGGACATCCTCATCGCTCATCCCCCATGCACCTACCTCTGCTCCTCGGGCCTACACTGGAACAAACGCCGCCCAGGCCGCGACGCCCTCACAGAACAAGCCCTCGTCTTCGTCCAAACCCTCATGGACGCTCCAATCCTCAGAATCGCCATCGAGAACCCGATCGGCAGAATCGGAACCGCCATCCGGCCGGCAGACCAAACCATCCAACCGTGGATGTTCGGAGACGACGCCTCGAAGGCAACACAACTCTGGCTGAAGAACCTTCCCAAACTCACCCCTACGCACCTCGTCAGCCCTCGAATGGTCTGCTGCGGAATCACACTCACCGACAAATACGGCTGCCCCAACTGCCTAGGCTCCAATAAGCCAAAGCATCGCTGGTCCAACCAAACTAACTCCGGGCAAAACAAACTCCCTCCGTCCGCAGATCGAGCCAGACTGCGCTCAATTACCTATCCCGGTATCGCGGAGGCCATGGCCCAACAATGGAGCCGGTGATCAAAACACCACTCTAGTGCTATTTTTGTCGCGAGAGATCTCCCTCCCCCTCCTCTAGCCAAGAGGGGAATTCGGTTGTCGGGTCTGCTTAACGGACGGGCGATCAAAGATCGCCGGCCAGCACCCAGCACACGACAGAAGGTGCTCGCTTCGCTCGGTTTAAGTACCTGAACCCCGCTCTTCGAGCGGGGGCGGCCCGGGCAAGGCGCGGGCTGTCTTGAAGTGAGATCACGTGAAGGCTGGCGATGGGGGGAAGGTGCTGGCTGGGGAAGGCTGAGCGGTCTATGGGCGTGCATGGTGCATGGAGTGGGGTGTGGGTGTGGTGGTACGGATGACGGATGAAGAGGAGGAGAAGGGAAACGGAAAGGACGAACGCGAAGACGAGTAGGGGAGAGAGTGTATCTACGTAAGGGTGACACTCGCGGGCCGGATTGTGGGGGTTATGGTCGCGGGCCGGGCGGGTTGATTCTGTGGGGGCGCGGGCTCCGTCTCGCCGAGGGGCTGGCCTTGGCGCAATTTCTGCGGGGCTGCTGCAAACGTTTCGTATGGTCGCGCAAATATTGCTGTTAGAAACGCCTCCAACGGTGTTAAATTAGGCACCATGAAACCTGATTCTACCGTTCCTTCTGCCACCGCTCCGCGTGTTTCACGTGGAACATCCGCCACCGCGTGCACCACATGCAAGCACGCCCCGACCCATCACGAGCCGCGCCGCGTGGACGATGCGACGTTCGCGGCCCACGACGCCGCCCTCGGAGCTCAGATCGACGCCCACCGCGAACGCGCCGAAACCATCGAGGCGCTTTCCGTCTCCGTAGCCTACCTCGCGACCCTGCCCGTCCCAGGCTACACCGGCACGCATAACCCGCGCCCCCAGGAATCCTACGACGACACAGCGTACCGCCTCGCGGTCATCCTCGCCCGGCTTGCGAAGGCCCATCGCGACATCGCGGCCCACGTAGCTGCAAGGGATCGCGCCTGATCGTCCCGCCAGTGCTCCCAGGCTGCGACCATGGAGCACACCGCGAGCCAATCACGGCCCAGCACAACCAACCAAGGACACCCGAACCAATGACCATCACAACCCCCTACGCCGCCCCCTCCGTCTCCCTCTCCGGAGGCAACCTGATGACCGCCTCCGAGCAATGGCGCAACCGTCCCGCCGACGAGTGCTATTGGAACCTCGATGACATGCTCACCGCAGCCCAGGCGACCAAGCGGCAGAGCATGGAACGAGACTACGACTCCCACCGCCTGATCGTCACCGCCGACGACGACGCCCGAAACGTTCAAGTTCAGGTCGGCCCAGGTAAGGCTCCCCTCGCCCTTTCCTACCACGCCTTCTCGCAGCTCGCCGGACTCGCCGACGGCGCGCCCGCAGGCTACCTCCGCCGCCTCCCCGCGATGCTCGCCGCCGACTGCCTCTCTGTCGGCCTTCAGCGTCGCGCCCGCGCCTCCCAGACGGAACAGGTCTCCCTCATGGCACACCAGCCCTCAGGCGACGGAACGCCTTACGGCTGGACCACGCGCGCCCTCACTGGCACCGGCTATTCCCGCCTTTGGACCGCCGATCTTCTGACCCTCGTCAAGGACCGCATCACGCGCAGCCATGCGCGATACGTGACCCCGCCCGCTTGGACCCAGTTCGGAGGCGGACTCGATCCCAACTGGACCGGCCCGACCCGCCGAGCCACCGCCGCCGACGTCGGCCCGTTCACCCGCGTTCAAGAGGGCGACATCATCCGCCCCGCAGGCTGTTACTACTCCACAGGCGCAGGCCGCGACTCGTTTCTCTTTCTCTTGAACACGGATCGCGAAATCGGCCTGCCCAATGGAGGTTCCGGCTATCGTTTTCTCCTCCTTTGGAACTCGGAGGTTGGGGCGGCGTCGGTCGGTGGCGCGACTGGGCTCTGTGATATCGCGTGCGGGAACCACATCATCTGGGGCGCGTCCCAAGTCAAGGAATTCCGCTTCCGCCACGTCGGAGAAGGCCTCAGCGCTCGCAGCTATCGCGAGCTCTCCGGAGCGTTCGGGACCTTGGACGCCGCGCCATGGGAAACGGACGTTCTCCAGGCCTCA